TGCGAAAAATATTTTACCTTCTGTTTGTGCTTTTTGTATTTCTGCCAAATCAGAATCATTGTATTCTGTTTTAATATAGCCTAACCCTGAAAGATCAGGATCTGGTATAAGTTCTTTAGTTATTGTATCCCATACTCTTATATAATTATATCCAAACTCTAACATATATAATTCTGTATCACTTACTTCAAAAGGGATAAGTCTTATATTCTCATCACTTTCTTTAACTTCTGCCAAATGGATAAATCCTGGTCTTTTCTCTGCACCACCCTGAGCAACCATAATACAGTTCTTCATGGTTTTGCAGCCGTTGTAATATCCTTGAATATCTACTCTGCCTTCCATTCTTGCAGAGAGTTCTCCTTTAGAGAAGTTGTTTATTATGGGATATTGTTTTCCTGCCATTATGCCGTCCACCATACAGTATCATCGGGAGCAGATTTACTACTACCGCCAATATATGCTAGTGCCGATTGAAAAGCAGCCGTATACTCCTGGAAGATCATACCCATAAGTGATTGATCTTGAGTTATTTTGACTACCATCTTGGAAGCTATTCTTAAATATAATGCTTCTACAAATGGTTGTGGTAATTTTGTGGGATCTGGCATAGTTGTAATATATTTTATTATGCCGGAATCATTGTCGGTTAGTAATTTGAAACCTTCTATTTCCCACTTGTCCTTAATATCACTGTAATCCTCAGAACTTATAAGTCCTATCATGTTAATAAAATTATTGGGTAACTGATACATATAGGTGTATGGTGTAAGATTTGTATCTGCCGAAGCCGATAATTGCTTCCTGCCGATTGCAAAAGGCCACTCATAAGCCGATAATAGTTCCTTTAGAGTTGGTTCGTAGTATAAAGCACTAAGCTCTCCTAAAACCCCTCTTTGACCTAAAGAAAGAATCCTATTCTGTCCTATCCTTGTTAATGCCATATTGCATATACTTACATCTGATATCATTATCCTACCCTATAAAAAGTGAGGGGAAGTTTCCCTCCCCCCTTTTACTCTTAATCGTCTACCGCAACCATTCTTTTTGCTTTCTCAAAATGATTAGGGATAAACTCTCCTTTCACTGCCTCGTAAGTACTGCCAACATTATAAAGCCTAATACCAAAGTAGCATTTCTTTTTACAGACATACAAACCTTCTTTAGTCTCTATCATGCCTTTAGGCACTTTGCTTTCTGAAACCTTTTTTAAAAGGTCCGCCTTTTTAGGGGCTTCTTTCTTTTCCACTATTTTCTCCTTAGAAACCTTCGTTTACATCGGGAACAAATGCTGCGTAAACAGAACCTGCTGTAGTTGTTGCTCCTGAAACAGTGTATATCATCTTGATATCCTGTTTTAGTCCAAGAGGAACTCTTACTCTTGCAATAACAGTATCAGCTGTTAGATCTGCAACTCCAATAGCACCTGTTGTGAATAATACATCATCATCAGAGCCGAACCCATCATTAGATGTATGTAATGCAAACTCTACCGATGCTCCTGAACCTACAACCGCTGTGGAGATTTTAAGAAACAACCATACGTTATCATAAACTCCACCATCTGCTATTGCATCTACTACTACAGTAGAATCAAAAGATCCTGCTGCATGTGCAATACTCTGATTCTCTGAAAAAACTAATTCTTTATCAATTATCATCTTTATCCTCCTACACTACCTGAGCTTCTGTTGAAAGCAACTGATCTACTCTCTTAACAGGAACTTCATCAAAACTTACTACTCGTTTGCCAGCTACTGTATCAACAGTAAGCTGAACATTACTATCAGTTCTAATCTGATTTCTAAGAGCAGTTCTGATTTCTCTTCTCATATAAAATACAGGAGTTCCCATATTTAAGTTATGCACAATCTCAATTGCCTCAATCATAAACTTAACAAGATCAGGTGCAGATGTATCATTGATAGTAGCAGACCAATCAATATTAGCAATACGAACAGCATAACGCCAATCACGTACAGTTAAACCAATTTCCCACTTGTAGTGAGTTCTGTAACCCTGATATAGACCATTTGCTGCGTCTGTAAGAGTTTTCTCACCAAGATCCTGATGTTTAAAACCACCGACTGAACCTTTTGGATAAATACCATGTACTGTGCTTTCGCCCCATACGATCAACCATATAGAGGTATTATCAGTTCCAGTACCACCTGCGTCTACAATGTTTTCACCTGAAGTAGCACTCAGTGAAGAGTATCTAGCTGCAAGTCCTGTAAACTTTTCAGGGTCTACTGCTACATTACCGTAGAATAATGCTTCTGCCATTTCCTGATTCATTGATTCCAGGAAAGCTCTATCTTCAGAAAGTCTAAAAGCTGCTGTGTTATCGTTAAGGTCAGCAAGGTCCTTATCAACTTCTGCGTAAGCTTCAAGGTTACCAGTTGTATCTACAACAGGTTTGGTTGTTGATTTACTAGGCTGAACACCATAGTTCAACAGTCTCCATGCTACGGAAGGAAGCCCTGTTCTAACAGTTGTTTTATTACCTGTTACAAGATTTCCTTCTTTAGACTTCATATCGTCTAAGATTTCATTTGTTTCATTCAACAGCTCAATTATAGCTGCTACTTTGTCGTTAGGATCTAGCCTATTAGCTAAGTCCAAATATGTTACTACTTCTGCCATGTCTTATACTCCTTGAGTGGGGTACATCCTTTCGGCTAAAGTCCGAGTACTGCCGGTTGCTCCGGTAGCTTTTGTTTTACCTATAGAATCTTCTGACACAACTGAACCTAACTTAGCCATTGCCTTTATAAACCTTGGATCGTTTCCAACCCCTGTTTCATTAAGATAATCTACTAAATCCTGTCCACCTTTCTGCAAGATAACCTGCACATTGGATATTGCTTCATCATAACCAGAACCAAGTTCTGTTCGTAAGTTTTTTTCAGTTTCTGCTGCCTCTGCCTTCTGTGTCTCATAAGCTTGTACTTGCAGAGAATTATACTGATCAAATACCGCCTTAGCCTGATCTTTTGACAGATTAGTCTTTAAAGCCATATCCTTAAACCATACATTAAACTCTTTCTGATCGCCTAATTCTTTAGGTGTTTCGCTTAACTCGTACCCCGATGCCTCTTTAGGTATACCCATTTTTTCTTTGAATAATGCCACCTCTTCTTCTGAGGCTCCATCTTTAGGCTTAAAAATAGCATCACTATCTTTTGCCTTTAAATTAAAGTAGTCCTCGATGATAGGGTTAATGTTCTCATACTGTCTAAGTTCATCACCGTACTTATCTCGTAGGTCTGCCTTTACTGCTGCCATGTAACCGGGGTCTTTGTTGTCCTGTACTGCTTCACTGCCTTCCGGTAGGTTGGTAGTTTCTTCAGTAGTAACTTCATCAGCCATCCTGTTCTCCTTCTGTATATGACATATTCATAAGAGCATTCACTATTTTTATAATGTTATGCTCTCTCCATATGCCTAATTTTTCTAACAAGCCTTTTGCTTGATTATGAACTGCTATATCTTCTGTTGTTTCCAACATGGCAAAGAACTTGAGATCGTTTAGCAAATCTGTTAATAACACTCTACCTTCAGGTGTGTCATAAACTTTCCTGGCTACGTCTCTATTTCTATCCATTTAACATTGCCTCCGATGGTGAGCCTTTCTCAGGTGCTTTAGCTCCCTTATTAAGAGCATTAGCCTGCTTCTCCATCATTTCTGCTTCCTGCATCTGTTGTTGTTGCTGTGCCTTAGCCTGTTGCTCTGCATCGTATTCATCTTTATCTTTAAGTAGGCTCTGAGGCATACCACCTTCTACTAAGAGGTGTTTACCAAGGTCATAAGGTTTTATAATATCTCTCATTTCTGGATAGGCTTCTAACATAGGTAAGAAACCCTGCAATGAAGTAAGAGGTCCTTGTAGTTTTAAGTATCTCTGCTGTGCCTGAGCTAAAGGTCCTAAGTAATCTATTGAAAGTTTTCCGCCCATAGCAAGTAATTCTTCAGGAGGATCTGGAATCCACCTATTTCTTGCAGCTATTACAAACATTCTGTCAAAGATAGGGTCTAAAAACTCTTGTGTGAGCCTTGAAACCATTCCACCTATTACGGTAGCTTTCTCTCCCTGCCGTTCTAGTACTTCTGTAGCAGTCATGTTGCCGCCCTCTGAAGCAGCTAACATCATGAAAAAATTACTAAAATAATGTTCTTTCACTATTTGTTGATACATTTCTTCTCTGTCTTTGCCTATAGGATAATTCTGTCCTATATTAGCTGTAACAGGAAGCCTATTCATATCGTGTGCTTTTATATTTAAGTTAGGCTGAATCTTAAAACCGTTATACATTTCTGCCGGTACGTAGTGCATAGGTTCTGCCGCAAGCTGAGAGACATTAGAAACATCTTTACTTATTCTGTTAAGCATCCTTATGTCCCCTGCCCCATCTAAGGAAGGAGAATGGGGATAGACTTCTTCAGAATCATAGAAATATCGCCATACTGCCATAGGAAAACTATCATAACCACTTTCCCTTAAAACTAATTTCTTAGACTTAAAAACATGGATAGAAGCAAAGGCTTTATTAATATTGTCTATTTTGTATATATCTCTGTCTTTTCTTGGGAATATAGCATGTATCATTTCATATCGTTGATAAGGCTTCTCTTTGGCCTGATCTAAGAAGTCTTTAGGTATCTTGCCATCTTCTTCATACTCTTCTACTATGTCTCTTGCTGTTAAAGTATAATGATGAAAAAATGTATCTACTATATTCTTAGAGTTAGTTGCAATATAAACACCTTTAGGTGCGAAGGTTCTAAAGTTGAAAGTTCTTTCTACTCTATCTTCTTCTATGATCATCGAGGCTAGGCCGGATAGAGAAGCATCAGAGAAACATTGCCATGCACTCGCATAGAAGTTACCTGTACTCATCATATGATAAAATACATCCTGAACTGATTCTAACCACTGTGATACCCCTTTGATTTTAGCCATCTCAGGTAATTCATTAGTTATCTTAAACCACTTAGACCTCTGAGAACAAACATTCCCAAGCAATCCATTTGCCATAAGATAAGAAGAGGCTCTTGCTGTACCGTTTTTAGATGATGTATCTAAGGCGTAATCTTTAGTATCTGTAGTCACAGTCATACTAGACCGACCAGGTACTATATATTCTAATACCTCTTCAACCGAATTAGCCCAAGGATCACGCTCTTGTTTGAGAGACTCAAAATGTGCTAAAACTTTTTCGGCTATTTTATCCATTAGTCAAATAACCCTTGAAGGAATGAAATATATCTACCAGGCCAACTGGTTATTCCGTTTTTCTTCTTAGATATCTTCCGCCTAGCTTCTTCAGGTGTCATTTCGTTATCACCTTGACCTCTTAAAAACTTGGCTACTTTTGATAACGTATTAGCAGTTCCGCTACTCTTTCTAGTGTTATCAGTTCTTCTATCTTCGAATGCTCCTGCCATATTTCCCTCCGGACATAAAAAAAGACCCATCCGTTAGGACAGGTCTCTCGATCTTTGTCAAGTTGACTATATGACGATTATA